GCATATCAACTTACTCAAGATGATTTTAATTTTGCTTTCGCTGCGCAAGAGTTGGGATATAAATATACTCCTGTAGCAAATTATTTAAAAGTTAAGCCAACCACGGTGAAAGATTGGTTTAACGGACGTTCTAGAGCAAAAGAAAAACAATTTTATTTAGCTTTGTCTAAAGCAGAAAAAAATCTATTAATCGGCCGTGTTAAAACTGCGGAATTAAGCGGGAACCCTAAGTCAGTTCTTCTATCTGATATGGCAACCCGAACCGAAGGCTAAGACGAAAAGCTTAGTCAGGGGCAACGCGTAGAAGATGCCGAAAGAATAATTCTTCCACGAGGCCGCGGCATTTCTCTTTCTTTTTATGGAAGAGGATTGAAAAGGTACGCTAAACTTATGGGAAACTATAAGAAATAAAGGATAAAAAGCCTTTATATAAATATATTGGGATTGATAGACGAAATACGTGACCATGACGGTGACGTACTAAATGAAGTTGTGCTTCCTTTAATGAATGTTTCTCGGCGCACTGTGCGCGGAGACGTTAATCCTTATGAACCGCATCAATGTCAATTTTTTATGACTAGTGCGGGAACTAAATCTACATATGCGTATGAAAAGCTTGTGGAATGTCTAGAAAACGAAATTATTTATCCAGAAAGTTCATTCGTCTGGGGATGTGATTATCGTGTCCCGGTTATGCATGGACTTCTAGATAAGTCTTACATTAATGAAATTAAAATGAGTCCGACTTTTAAAGAGGATTCTTTTGCTAGAGAGTTAAAGTCCCAATAGCTCTCTTTAAATCCCTTAAATTGCTGGAAAACGCATTAGGCATGTAAACTACAACGTAATAAGAAATTATAAGCGTGAATTGTTTAAAAATTATATGCTGGCGCAATCAGCAGCTAAGCTTCGTATAAAAAGAAGAAAGTTCAACGACTAAAGTAGATAGCAAGTAAATGGCTATTGAAAAAAGGGGAATGCTAAAAAGCATAAGATATAGTCTAATCACTTATGTAATGTAAGTGCCGAAAGGAGCGAGTGTTACGAACTCGTGAAATATTAATGATTTGGGAGTTTGGACGGGTGGATCATCAGAAAGTTGGTTCGATTATGATAAGTTAAGTCGCTATAGATTACTTGTAAATCCAGAAACGCACTCAAAAATTGAATCTGGTAGTAAAGCTTTTTACTTAATATCAGTAGACGTTGGAAGATTATCTTGCCAAACAGTTGTTACTATTTTTAAAGTTTATCCGCGCGAGGATGGCTATTTCTGTAATGTTGTTAATATTTATGTTATTGGACGTACAGAGGAAACCAAACATTTTGAACGGCAGGCATTAGATTTAAAAAAGATAATTGCTGCGTTTGACCCGCGCGAGGTGGTCATCGACGGAAATGGGTTAATTTACTAGCCCCTTGTTATTGTAAAATAACTTGAAAAACTCTTTAATTGCTGGGAATTCTCCTATAGAGACAATCAGCAGCGAAGACTTAATATTATACTAATACTTTTTTTGGAGGTAGCGGTAACGAAGAAAATTTTAATTGCTAAAAGTAAGCACCCTTTAAAGTTTGATTATTATGTTACAGATGAAGGACAAATTTGGAGCGAACGTACTCAAAGATACTTAAAAATGGCTAAAGATAAAGATGGTTATTTAAAAGTAGCTTTAAGTTGTTTAGACAATAATGGTCGCCATCGTTTTTCTGTACATAGATTGGTGTTAGAAAACTTTAATCCAATAGAGGGAATGGATAAACTACAAGTTAATCATATAGATGGAAATAAAATGAATAATCATTTAGAAAATCTTGAATGGACAACTTG